GTATTCTTGAGTTTTAGTCTGTTCTGATCTAAGCATTGCAGATTCTGCATCATCGTCTGCTGTCGGTATACCTGCGATAGACTGTAGTGCATATCTTCGCGCATAAGTGATAGCTGAACCTGCCGCTTGTGGGTCTTGTTTTACAATAGGCAGTACAAACTCTGACTCTAGCCATTGTCCTGAAACGTGCATTAGTCTAGTTGCTACGCCTACGCCTATTTCATTGCTTACAGGCAACTGCGTGTAGCTTAGACCATTATCACCAAATGGTTGCTTGATAGCCTTGATGACTGACGTTAGATCAGCATAGCTTGATTTAAAGAATGGGTTGGCACTGTCTTTGACAGCACCCCCCATCTGACCTTGCGCTAGACACAATGCTAACGCTAGTTCATTTGTTTCTGTACTACTATTCATTTGCTTCTCCCATGATTTCTAAAAATTTACGTTCTGAATACCAAGTAGCACTCTGCTCACTAGCATAGGCATCCCCATAACCTGCATAATATTGCGCTGACTCACATTCCCTAGCTGGTCTAGCGTGTACGCAGTCCCATTCGCCAGCTTCGTAGTCAGTTAGTTTGTTTAAGTCTGTCATAATAGTCTCCTTTGGTTGCCCCCTTTCGGGGGGTTTATAATTATATTGCATCAATAGTTTGCATTTTTTCTTCTATTAGCTTTTCAATGTAAGCGTTTACTTGTGCATTATGCTTAATTGTTGCTTCTGCGTTGTACTTAACATTTTCGCTGTTAAGTTTTTTTAGTAGCTGGATTAAAGTCATGTGTATTTCCTCTGTAAATTTGATTAATGTAAAGCAAATATATCACATATTTAGAGAAAGTAAAACATTTATTTAACTATTAGGCAAAAAAAAGCCCCAATTAAGGGGCGTTTCGGACAAAAGGTTGTAGTTTATGTCCGCTAGTAAGACCAGATTGACACTTCTGGGTAGTTTTCTACATCAGGAAAATCTTCTTTAGTGCAACCATCTATATGGATAAATCTACCAGTACCTTTTTGCTGTACTCCAATTCTAGTGATGCCATGCTTCTGTGCTACAGAAATTAGCTTTAAGGCATCTTCGCCTCTACATAAAATATCAACGGCCTTGCCAGTTGTATGTACCCCAACAAATTGTTTCCGCTGTTCAATTGGATGTAGGGGCGATCTACAAGCAGATGATACTGGAAAAGGGAAACCGCATTCTTCTCTAATTTTGTTTAACTTTTCTAAAAACTTTTCATCAAAAAAATACTCGCCAGTGTGCTTACACTTTAACTCTTTTTCAGTAAAATAGTTTTTTGCGCTTTGTTTTGGCTTGGCTTTTGCCTTTGGCTTAGTGTCTGTCATGTTACTTCCTCAAATTCATAAGTTTTGATGCACCTTTAATTCCAAAACTGGAACTGATGCAAATAAATAATAGGTATTGATACCATTCTGGCAGTTGACTTAATGCCGCAAAGCCCTGCTCAACTCTATCAATAACTGTCAAATCATTAACTACTATAGCATAACCAATCATAAAAATTGGGATAGCCAAAACGCCAGTCCAAAATTCATCTTTAAGGCTGTTTGCAGAGGCATCAACCATCTTATTTTCCCACTCAGCATCGTTTTTAATCATGCTCATTTTTGCTTTGTGCTTGGCTTGCTTTTCTTCTGCTTTGTTCTTTAAGTAGCCACCTGCTATGTTAGCTATTGGGCTTATTAATGATTGCCACATAAATCACCTATAGGGGTTCGATAAATATGAGATTGCTTGCCACAAATCTTCTGCCTCTTTTGTAAGTACAGTTATACGATCTGCAATATCTTCGTTATCTCTGGTTGTAATTTCAGCCGCCGCAACTGTGCCTTTCATAGCCTCTATCTCTTTAGATAGCGTAGAAAGCTCAGATTTGAGTTCTAACAGCTTTTCTTGCTGATCCATTATGGTTGCAAGGTTAGTGCCTAAAGTCGCTAATTTTGCGCTTAAAGCACCAATTTCGTTGTCTTGTAACTGCTGTTTTATTAACTGTAGTTCTTCTTGCATAGGCTGTACGTCTGGAATAGTTATTGATTCGACTGCTTCTAGTCTACTATACAGGCTACTAGCACTCCAGAATACCCCACCAAGACTTGTTGCTAATGACAATACTATAGCCACATAAATGCCCTTGAATGATGTGCCGCCTATTTTTATTTCTGTATCTTCTAAAGACATTAGCAATCCTGATTAAAGTAGCAGTTGTAGCCATTAAGCATTGGGCTAGTTTGATAATATTCAGATTCACTACCTGCGGCTAATATTTCTGCGCCAGTTAGATATAAGTCCAAACCAAAACTTTGACCATTAAGAAAAACAGCGTTTGCGTTGCCGTTGCTGTAGGTCATTTTAACCCATTGCTGATTAGCGTCATAAGCTACAGTAGACATTTCTGCTGTTGTGCTATTGTCTTCTGCACCTTGTCGCAAAAATTCAGTAGCTTCAGTGTTGTTAGCAACTGCAATAAAGCTAGATGCAATGTTAGCATTTTCTTCAATCGACTCCAGACTGCTATTATAATCGTCAACAGTCTCTTGTGTTATTTGTAGGCTTTCTACGTTAGCTGTTACAAAGTCTTTAACCTGTTCTTCTTCGTTGGGGGTGGCGGCTGTCTCTGCCATTTCAACCACCTGATGCGCTGTCTGCATTTGTACTACGGCACTAGTAAAAACATCTACGCTTTCATCGACAATTTGCAAATGCTCGTCTGCCATATCTAAAAGCGTCTGTTTTGTGTCGCCATAAGGCAAGTAGTTTGACATATTAATCAGGGCTGAGTTGTATGCAGACAATTGTGCGCTAGTAATTTGCGCCTCTAGGTGCATTGTACCATCAGATAAGCCTGTGCCTTGATGTGAGTATTCAAGACCTGCACCAACCATTTGAACGCCTTTGTTCATTTGGTCAACAATGCTAGATGTTGACTCTATCAAATAGTCTAATTCGTTACTGCTTGCTAGTGCGGAACTTAGCAACAATATCAATATCGCCTTCTTCATTTTCTACAACCTCGCCAATTTGTAACAGTGCGTCATAATATTCTTTGTCGTCACTGTAATCTGGAATGTAAGTTTCTGGCTGTGCCTTCAAAACCATGATAGCTTTTCGACCAACCACTAATTTTCCCCCTGATAAAATCGGACAAGGTGTGCCACTGTTAAGCATAGCCCTGAACACTTTAACTGAATCGCACAATCTGCTAATTGCGCCAACAGCCATTCCTAATTGGTTTAAAACTAGCGCATCCCTTCGCCTAGTGCATCCTTCTGAATCTACATACTTACCCCTAGACCAACCTAGCAACACTGTTTGGAAAGACGAACCTGTACCTTTTAAACAAGTTTCAACGCCATTGCTCATATAAGTCGGAGATATTGCAGAACCAACAGGTATTTGACTAGACGCACCTGCGCCTGAATAAGAATTGCTAGTGGAATTATCTTCTGTTGTATTGTTGGAATTGGTGGTTGCACCTTCTCCATTATATGTATTTAGCGAACCTTCTTGCTGGTTTGCATTAACAAAACTGCTAAATAAAAATAATAATAATAATTTTTTCACTTTTTACAACGAATAGATTTTACAGTGTCGCTTTCCCAAATCCTAATTCCATACCAAACAATAGTGAATATTGCGGCAATGGGTGGTAGCCAAGCGGCTAATGAAAGAATACCTGTTGATGCCGCGACTAAATCCATTGCTTGTTTTGTTTCCTGTGCCATCATCTTATGCCTATTGAATTATCTGGTATGCCACTGTTTGATAAAATTGGGCTTGTATTAAAACTAGTATATTTATCTGTATCCCAATAAAAAGATTGTTTAATTGGATCAAAAACAGCGTCAGTTCTATGTAATTTTACAAACACATTTAGAGTATGGTTCTGTATTTCTAAAGTATTCCAATTATGTGTTTTCATTTTAACAGGGTGTGCATCAAAAACCAAATTCAACTGCGTTCTGCGAGCCGCTTGCCATATTTCTATGTAACGTATAGTAGAACCTTCATATAAAGCGTCAGTATCTGTTAATACAAAAAAACCATCGTTATCTTGTGCTACTCCGTTAGTTTTAAATATAACATTATCTGACCTAAACTTAGTTTTAAATTTATATTCACCGCTAATATTAGCATTAATAATCTTATATGCACCTGCCGTAGTTAGACTAACATCTTGATTAAACTTGCTATAAAGCATCCTGTTAGGCGTATCTAAAAAAGGATTTACATCAGCAAAGCCGCCAGTGCCAAGAATAACGTCTTTAGTAGATTCATTTATTATTAATTCTCTTAGGGCATCAGGTTTTAGGTGCGGCTTATTAGACAAGTGCAGAGCCATTACACCTGCTGTCTGTGGGCAAGAGCAACTTGTGCCGCCAAACTCGCCTATAAACTGTGATGAATTATCAGGGTGTTGTCGTTGGTTAGGTTTATTAGTTGCCAATTCACTAACAGCCGCAAAGCAACCGTCACTAGCTGCCATTACATCTACGCGCTTTCCGCGAACACTATAATTAACAATTTGTTCTTGTGTGTTTCCATTGTTATTGTGCAAATTTTCTGACAGTCCACCTACTATAATTGCTTCATCGGCGTGAGGTGTTGACACTTGATTATATGGTGCTGATTGACTTTCTCCCTCGTCATCAGTCCAATTAATTATATTATTATATTCTGCGTCATTTCTTGGCAACATTCTAGCACCATGATTAGCGGCACTAGCTACAATGTGTACGCCTATATCTATCAAATCTTGTACATCTTGGTTAATAGATTCGTAGTTGGCAGTTAGATATGTAGTCGGTAGTATTTTATAGGTAGCTTGTATCTGACTATTTGTTAAATTACCTCTCGACCATTGTGTGCCAGTTGTATTTTCATCAGCATAAAATCCACCAGTAACATTACTCATGCTAGAAAATAGCCTTATAATCCCCCAGCTATTACTTAAAATCGCAGGTCTATTGATTCCGTTAGCTTGTCTTTCTTCAATAAAACTTTTCATAGCCACTAGCATCTGATAGTGTGAGGGCAGATGATAATTATAGCCTGCTAGATTTATTTTCAATGAATATATATGTGCTTTTTTAGCCCAACCATAGCGATTCCCTGCAGCTATACTCGCGCATTGAGTGCCATGAAAACCTTCATTGTCTTGATAATAGTTTTCAGGTTTTAAAGCCTCTCGCCTCTCGGATGTAAAATAATTAGGATAGTTTTGTTCTATATATTTTGTCCAATCTATTTGCTGTACTCTGCTTTTTCCGTATTCATCTAAAAAGTCAGGGTGGTTAGCTTGAACTCCAGTATCCATAATAAATATATCTACACCTTCACCAGAATTAGAATATTTATATTGGTCACTAAACTGTGAATTAATACTGCCATCTAAATCATATAATGATGATTCCCTACTTGTGTGCCTAATCAAACCATAATTAGCATAACTAAGATTATTAGCATCAAAACTTTTTCTATCGTAATTATCACTGCTAACGCCTGTATGTACTGACAGTACGTTTGGGTTATCTTCAATATGTAATTCAACAGATTTTACTAAATTGCTTTTTTTCAGTTCATCCGCTTCTTCTGTAGTTAATTTATAAACTGAACATCGTTTAGAAAGCACGTTTTCTGGCAAAACTTCTACTGACCTATCAGGTATACTATTTGTGATTATGCTACCTGCTACTAAAGCATCTATTTCAGAGACATTAATACCTTCTGCCGACAAAACCATATATCTAGACAGCATAATATTTTACCTTTACCATACCTGATTGCTCTGGTGCAGAAACGCTGTCGCCCTGCGCTAAGACAATATTAACTTGAGAGCCTGATTTGTGAACGCCAATGCGAACTGGTTCATCGTCTCTAGTAATAAACGTATCATAATTATGCGCAACCTCAACAAAATAATCACTAGCCGCGTTCGCGCCTACAGACGAAATAACAATCTGCTTTCCATTCCCTGATGATTGTATGAACATATTAGGTGCGGTTGGACTTCCGTTATATCGTTCGCCTATGAAAGTTGAATTAGTAATTTGCCCCATATTAGCTGTAAAGCTAATATAAAGAACAGCAAATGGCGTATCAACATCTACGCGCTTCTGGTTACAATAAACGCCATCAGGAGCGGTAATGTTAAAAGCACCAATAGATTCTATAGTAGGCGCACCTGCTCCGCTAACATCTAATCTTTCGGCATCTAATACGCCCTGAACATTCAAATCATCGTCTATATTTATACTCGTATCGCTTGACGAAATAGTGTTTGTGCTAAATGAAATATTGCCAGTTGTCCCTGCTGTGTTAATCGTTGACCAGCTTAATTGTGAGCCATTAGTTGTTAGAAACTTTCCGTTATGTGAATCTTGGTCAGGAACACTGCTAGAAGGAACGTGCCAATATGCGTTATCTCCGTTACTAGCAAGAAACTTACCTGCGCTGTAATCATTACTACTTGTATTGGTAGATTGTGTTGGCAGTGCATCTACCTCTGCCCATCTAACACTGCCGTTGAATGTTTGTAAAAACTTGCCGCTGTTGTCAGTTTGTGATGGATAGCTGTCGTTAGGTTGCCATTGTGCAGTTAGTCCATTGCTAGTTAAAACATAGCCGATAGTGTTGGCACTTTGCGTAGGAAAAACTACGTTGCCTACAGGTTGCCAAGCGGCAGATTCATTAACACTAGTTAAAACATAGCCATCTGTTCCTGAAGTTTGGTCAGGCAATCCATCTGGATTAGCGTTAATTGTCCAATGAAAGTCATTAGTTCGGTTTAAAGTTACGCCTGAACCAGCCTCAAGACGCAATCCAAACTTAGTAGTGCTAACATTTTGGTCTACAAGTCCGAAGTGCATTCCGCCAGAAACGTGAACAGATGCACCTAAAAAAGTATTAAAACCTAAACTTGAGTAGCTATTACTACCTGCAAGCAAATATTGTTTATCTTCTGAAGTTGTGCCGCTTACATTAGGCAGGTTCGGCACGTTTAGGTTATTAAGATTATCATCAACGTATTTTTTGTTAACTAGATTATAGTCACCACTTATATTCCCACCATCATCTTCATCACGCATGAAAACGCTAGTGTTAGGATGTATCCATAGATTGTGGTTGCGGTGGTCTTGCCTTGTATTATCACCGCTACCTGCATTAAAAGTAGCTGTGTCAGTTTCAAAATTATATACCTGCGGTGCTACATACTGTTGACCACCTGTCGCTAACACGCCGCCTCTTTCATCCCATCCTTGTGCTTCAAATAAAAATCTGTAACCTGCAATTTTCAAGCCTGTATTAGTATCAAATTCACCCAAAACAGCGAATCCAGTTTCAAGTATTGCCCCTACTACCTGCTCATTGCCGTTATTATTAAAAAATATTCCTAGCCCTTCTCCGTATAATCCCGATGTGTATAGTTCTATAGGGAATCTCTTGATAAGAACACCAGAGTCAGCAGTGCCGTCAAGGCTACTAAAGCGAACTTCATCAAATAATGGATTGCTAATCGTGTCAAGATTGTTTTGGTTATCTAAGTTTATATTTCCACTTGCAGTAAAACTTGTACCGCCCGAACCACCACCAGTTGCAGATATTTCATTTGATTCACTTATTTGAATGCCTGTGCCAGCCGAATAGGTGGTATTAGTATAATTGTCAGCGTGTATGTTTTCTGTCTGTGAAATAGTCCAATCTATAAACTCATTAGCACTATAATCATTTAAATTAGATTTACCGAATGTTACTGCGCCAGTTGCGCCATTTATAGAAATAACGCCATTCGTATTTGTTGCCAATTCTGTAAAATCAGCCATTGTTCCAGCAGTGCCACCATTATGAATATAGGATTTATTAACATCGGTTCTAATAACAACATCACCTTGCTGGGTAGTTAATGCTAAGTGCGCTGTTTCATCTGCGGCTGTTTGAACTGTTGCAATGGCAATATCACTGACACTTATTACGCCACCAGCATCAATATCTATTCCTGTACCGCCCGATATTGCGCCTAATACATTAGCGGCAATTGTGCCATCTTCTGCAATGGAAATATTAGAACCAGCACTTAATGCGCTAACCACATTAGCCGTATTTGTTTCATCTGCTGATGCGCTTAAATTTTGTAACTTGGTATTTAGCGCGGCAGTAAACTCTGGTGATGCGGCAATTTCATCTAATGCGGCTTGTATTGTTGTAGCTTCAAGATGCCCACTAGGAGTATATCCAATAACGCTGGCATTATTAGATTGAGTTATTGCAATATTTTGTAGGGCAATGCTAGTTGTTTGTGGGACAATATTTAACTGAGTAACCGAATCTGTTACTGATAAGGATGTTACATCTTTAGTTACAGATACAGTAATAGTCATTATTTAGTTACCTCTGGATTAACAACAGCTTTGCCTTGCATGATTCTAGTCACAGAAGTTTCATTAGGAGCAGTACCAGTAAAAATTTCTAAGTCGTAAAAATAATTACCAGCAACCATTGCACTACTAGCAGTATGAGTTAATTTCAAAATTATAATGCCTGATGCAAGATTTGTAGAATCAAAGGTAAAATCTACTTTATCTGTATCTGGCGAATCAACAGAAGGGCGCATTTGCGCTCTTGGTGTAAATTGTGATAGGTTTTTTGGTGAGCCATTCTCACTTACAGTTATAGATAGTGCAAAGCTAGAGCCTTGATCAATTTCAATATCATATTTAGCCGCTGTCATTTTAAACCTCAATAATTTTGTCTTTTATAGCCATTATCTTATAGCTGTTGTCGTGTTTAATCGCCCAGAAATAGTTAATGATATTTTCTAAGTCTGCTTCAGTCGCTACAAGCCTGTTTAAAGCGTCCTCAGCATCATCTCTATCTTCGTGTTCTTCAAAAACAACGTCTACTATTTCTTCATCGTTAACTAATTTCTGGTATCCGATCACTATCATTCTACTATCCTACTCTGCATGAATATCTTAACATCGTTTAAGGTTACAGTCTTGCCAAATGCAATCTGATTAAGGCAAGTTAATCTCAACTTAATATCATCATTAAACCAACCTATATACGCCTCAGTTTGAAACCTAAAGAAGTTTGTATATGCTTTTGTTCTAGTTTTTTGCGTATAGTTATCTACTACTTGGTAAGTTCCAGATGATGCACCACTATAAGGGTGATAGTAAAGGCTGACCGCTGTACTGCCATCAGTGTTTACAATCGCTCCACCAGTTGTGCTTAATTCAAGATACGTTCTTCTTAGATACTGCTTGCAAACTATGTTATCAAAACCGACACTTTGACCAGCTGATGTTCCTGATGCTTTTAGCACGATATAAGTTGTTGTGCTTGTAGCTGTAAATTCAAAATCAACCGCCTGTGAGCCAGTGTAAACTGTACTAGTAGCAATCTGACTTTCGCTATCAAGGTTAGGCGCAGATGTAATCCTTATTTCACCGTTCGCAACACCATTAACTATATTGCCAGTCACCTGATACTTCTCGCCAACAACAGTTGTTATAGCCTGATAGGTAAATCCGTTATTAGTTACATCACTAGTCACAGAGTAAGCACCATATCCAGATGAGTGACCGCCCGCGCCAACAGTCCAATTAGCTGTGCCTGAGTTAAATGCACCGTTAGTTACTAACTCACTGCCTTGCGCCCCTTTCGGATCGTAAGAAAGTTTTCTATATGTTCTATAGTTCCCACCAAGTGTACCAATGCTACCGCCGCTACCAATGCGATTTGTTGCTAAGTTTCCGTCAAAATAAACAAGCTGATACGAACCTGATGTAACTAGATGCTTTGCGTCTCCAATAATAGTCGATGCCTGTACGCTAGGAACTTCTGCTTCTAATCTTAAAAACAAAAAACCGTCATATTGTGTACTAGTCCCTGTGTTCATTTCAGCTTCACCGCAGTAATGAACGTGCCTACCTTTAAATATCTCTAGATCAGTTTTTGGAAATGTGAACTCTAGCGCAGTTGTATATCCGCTATAAGCAAAAGAAACATCTTTATCGCTAATATAAGCCCAATATTCTTCCTCAACTGCACCGCTAAACTTGTCCGCAGTAATGGTGGTTGCTTTTATATGTTTAGCTTCAAGCGTACCATCAACAATAAAGTTGCCAGATATTCTTGGTGGTTTTTTCTGCCAACTCATTAAGTTATTCTCGCAGATAAAGTTTTAGTAATGGATGCTCTTTTAACAGTGTTATGGGTAACACCATTAATGATTTCTGGTTCAGACCATTCAGCACTTATAGTAATGGTAGACTGTGAAAAACCAACACTCGCACTGCTTCTTTCAAGCCTTACAGCAACATATTTTCTTTCATCTTCTATCAAGTTAGCACCACTAAAGCCAGTTAATGTGTATGTGACACCGCTATCAGTAATTCCAGTTTGTTCGCCTTGAAGTCCATTCCAAGTTACTTCTCCAGTTGCCCAACTTGGCGTAAAAAATTTATATTCTTCAAAAGCATTAATTGGCGTTTGTTTTATAGAGATTTGACTGATTGCATAGTCAATACTGTCAGTGAGACTTGTTCCTTGCACAGAGAGTATAATCAAAGCCCCAACACTGTCAAAAGTAAATGTTTTTGTCCCTGTTGTAGTGTAGGATTGTTCTGACAAAGTCGCAAAAGTTTCTGCATCATGTATTTTTACTTTAAGCTGCCCACCGCCATTAACAGTTATAGAATCAATAACTATTTTAACTGTGTAATTAGCAGTGACATCTGCTAGCTGTATTGATTTAATAACAAAATTTTGACCTAGTAATATACCTGTACCTGTCAAAACACCATTAGCAATGCTAGTGTCATTTGATCCATGCACCCATTCAGTGGCACTCATCGGATTACCACCGCTTACTAATTCAGTGCTTGTGTCTTGATTTTCGGTTATTGAGCCTGCATTTCTCACAGGTAATATACTTCCATCTTCGTATACAAACTCTGTAGTGTTCAAAATTACGTTAGCTGGATTAACCTGTAAGTAAGTAATAACTGTACCATTTACTATCTCTATGCCTTTGTCGTATGCCAGACTGTTAATATCTGAAACAGTCGGGCTATCACTTAGACCTTGCACAAAATTATCTTGTCTTGGGTCTGGTGCAAAATCGCCATAATCTCTAACTGTAACGACTTTCGTATTGCTTTCAATGCTACTATAACCACGTACATTAACTGCATAAACTGTCACTCTCCATGAAAAGTGTTGACCTCTCCAAGTAATTTCATTCAATATTACATCGAAATGCGTCTCAGTCGTTGTTGCAGAAAAATTACTACGCCCATTATGTCCATCGCGGAAATCTATTCTGTAATGCTTAAAATAGGGTTCACTTGGGCTTGCATTATCTGCCGCTTCTACACCTGCCCATGTGAATCTAAACTTTCTATCAACATTATCTGCATGTTTATATACGTTTAAATTTGTAGGTGCTACTACTTCAGTTCCGCTGTAAACACTAATTGCAGGCGCAACAACAAAGGCAGTCGCATCACCTGCAACCCAATCATAGGCAGAACTGCTGTTTTCTACCGCCTCAACAGCAACAATCATTCCTCGCTCTGGGTCTGGTATTAATTGTAACCTTGTTATCTCAAACTCTTTGTTTGACCAACTAAACCGAGCGTAGTTAATTTTTATATTATCACCAACAGCATATTTTAAACCGTTTAAATTTAACTCCATGCTAATTGTCATTTGTTGCCGCGACTTTTCCATTACAAGTTTAGCGATTCTTTGCGCCCTGACATTGTTAGTTGTCATAGCTAGAGTTAAGTTTAAAGGCATTTCTTCGCCATCTTGTGTTATGTAAGATGCGTTTTTTTGTATAGGGTAGTCAGCAACAATATAATTATTTTCTTCTGAAATGAATTGACCTTTGACTGTGTTGTGTTGTGACTTTCTGCTTCGCTTTGTGCTGACCTGTATTGGTGCAACTATCATAGAAGTTTCAACTGCGTCAGATACAGGCGCGTAGTGTTTGTGCGCTATGATTGAAAACTTGCCATTATAATAACTGACTGTGCCAATCATGCTTGACAAAATTGCTTCCAAGTTTGCTTTTATATTTGTTCCGCTATCTAAAACACCATCACATTCAAAGGCTTTCTGTGTGCCGCCAGTAATATTTACAGTAGCATCGCATACTGCCGCAGATGCTATGACTGAAGGGGTGTCTATGTTTGCCGCGCTTTCACCTAAACCATAATCAGTGTCTCGCAAATAGTCATAGGCAATAAGTGCAGGGTTGTTGCTGTATGCTGTTGCTCCGTTACTAGGATTTAAAATCTTTTTACCTTTAACAACAAACGAAATATTAGGAACGCCTGAAACGTAAACTTCAGCGTTGTAATCTAGTCGCACATAAACATAAGCAGTATTAAGAAGTTTGTGATCGTTAGTAAATCCAGTTGCGGCACTAACTAGCGTAGTGTCTGCCGTAGTCTGATCGCCCTTGTGAAAACTTAATAGGCAGTGATCTTGCCAATCTGTAGTTTCATCGTCTACATAGTTTCCATTTTCCCATACCTTTGTGTCGCCAAAATAAACTTCTTCGTAGCTTTCAATCTCATGCCCTGCAACCGCAATAACTAAATGCAAAAAGTTGTTATCGGTGTCTGATGTATTAAAGAAAACAATTGCGCCACCAACTCGACACTTACCATAGATGATTTTTCTTGTGGCGGCAGGATCGCGCACATTAAAGTTTATGCCATTCATAGTGTCTAGGCTTGGCTGTGCAAACAGTTCTCTACTAATTGCGCCTAGTACGGCATAAGTAGCAGTCATAGCTAGATATGCTGTAAATCCTGTTGCGCCAAAAAAAGTCATAGCCCCAAAAGCAGTTCCGCCTGCTATTGTAGCGACTGTTTGAACTAATGCTGCAAATGCCGCAACTGCCATAATTAACCTATAAACTTTGAGTATAGTCTTTCTATAAGCCCAAAGTGCATACGCACTAATAGCTTATCAAAAGGTGTGTGTATTTTTGTATTTATGTTCAGCACTGAAACGCCTAAATTTTTTAATTCGTTCTCTGCAAAAGTTATTAACTTATATCCTGTCATGCCTGCCCTGCTATCTGGCTTAACGTATATAATATCGCAATTAGCAAACAAATGATCTTTATAATGTATGTTTTTTGCAACCGCTACTATGAAATAGCCAACTAATTCATGCTTTTTTCGCGCTGTGTAAATCTTTAGATTGCCTGAATTGTATAGCCTTTGATATTCATCCCAATCTGGATTTAAAATAATCTTGTCTTTGTTGAGTGCTATTTGTTCCCAGTGCATCTTTATTAATGGCTTTATATCCTCACAAACTTCTAAATATGATTCCTCTTGTAGCTTCATATTGCCCCCTATTGCAGTTGTTGTTTTGCCGCCTTTTCTGTTTGTGCGCCCCATGTAATATCTTTTTGCGCTATGTTTGTAACGTAATCAAAACCCTTATCAGTCGGATGTACCGCCCTTTGATCCTGACTAGTGTATCTGCGAACCCTAGTTCTATCTAAACGTATAAGTTTATTTTCTACTTTCAATTGTATCTCACCAGTTCCACCGCCTTCATTAAGCGACATAACATCCATAAAACCTGCAAATATTATAACTGGATCAGTAACTAGCGCACCCTGCGCGTCTAAAGCCCCAAGCCTTATTGTTACAGTCTTTCCTTGATAATCTTCAGTAAGTGCCTTAGTCAATAGTTCTGTGCCGTTGATACCTGATAGATTGAGCGTTATTCCTGCCGCGCCTAAATCTTGCACTTCTTCAACTGTAGACATTTTTAATAGTTCACCAACTCCATAATAGTTGTTGTTTCCAGAACCGTTATTGAAAACAGTCTCTCCTATAATGGTTGAAAGGTAAATTGGCGATGAAAACATTAAATCAACTAGGAATACTGGACGCACTAGATCAGCAGTAACAGCCGCTTCCATTTGTGTTGCTAAAGCCCTAGACATCAAACAGCCTCAGTGCAAGAAAATGAATAATAGAACAACCCATTAATATCTGTGTAGCTGTTAACTTCGTTTGTAGATAGTCGCCAAGTGCCTTTCGGCAGTGTAAGGTCAAGAGAGTCGCCATTTGAATGCACTGTTCTTAGTGGCGGCTGTATGTTTACTGTAGTTGGGTTGCCCGCACCTTTTGCTTCAGTCATCATGTATAAATGATTAGCTATAGAAAAAAATGTTCCTGCCGCAAACGTATTGCCTGTAATAGCTAGTGCAGTTGCGCCTATAGCACCGTATCCTGCTGTAGCTGAACCTGTAGTTGTATGCAAAGGGTGGTTCATTAAAAACGTGCCTTTTTTGCCTTCTAAGCCAACAAAAAAAGCATCTACACTTCTGGATTGTGCATAAGTTAAAGGTGCTAACGTAACCTCTGCTTCCCATTTCCCACCGCCAAAATCATGCACTTGCTGTTTATAAGTAAATGGCGACTCTGACATTGCAACTGACTTTCTAAAACGCAGATCAAATCTTGTTATGCCTACGCTTGGAAATGTGATTGGATAGCTTACACTCATTTAAACTCCAAGTAATGCTTTACTGTAGCTACCACCGCGGGATCGTGCTTCTGCAACAGCCGCCTTAGTAGACTCATTAATTTGTGGCATTAGATTTTGTATCTCTGCTCTAACTGTTGACTGAATGCCTGTTGTTATGTTGACAGTTTGATTAACAACTATGTTTTGATTGCTTGTTTTTTGCGCTAAACCCTGACCTTTTGTGTGGTCTATAACTGTCTCATTAGGATGCAGTATAGCAGGGAAACCGCCTAAACCATCTATACCGCCAGACCTTGAACCACTGCCAGTAAATCCACCGCCATTATAGCTTGGCGCACTGACACTGCTTCCAATTTCAAATCCTTTTACTTGCTTACCTAACATTGGATCACCTGCACTACCGCCACTGCTACCAATCATGCCAGTGATAGCGTCAAATAGCGGCTTTGTAATGTAATACTGTACCAACATCTTTGTTAAAGAGTCTATAACACTTCTAGCCATTGACTTAATTGAATCACTAAATTTAGCAGTGCCAGTAATGGCGTTAGTTATTGAGTCAGTGAATCCATTCATTGCGCCAGTTGCCATGTTTTGCAACTGCGTTTCTATTGGGTCAATAGTATCAGACCAAGCCTTAAACGCTTCTCTAGCATTTGTTACTGAATCAACGTCAATTTTTGTCTTAATATCAACGCTTGCTTCAACGTCACCAATTTTATTTTGTACGTCAGTTAAGTTCTTTAAAAGCGCAGTGAAATCGAAAGGAACGTATGCTGATGTCTCTCTATTTTCTATTTGATTAAGTTTGCCCTCTAATGAGTTAATTTCTTTTAAAATGTTTCTATTTTCAGCACTTAATTTTTCAGCATAGTTTGGTGGCTGTAATGCCTTAGTTATTGTAATCCCTGCCCTTATAGCGACTTTTTGCAATCTTTTTAGTTCAGCTTCGTTCTTTTTTGTTTCCTGACTCGAAAAAATGTTTCTGTAGATGCGCTTCATCTGATGCGCTGTTTCGCCAATAATATTTAAGATGTTTTGAAATACAACAACAATCGTTTTAAAACCTTCAATTATCTTGTTGGCTATTACAGTACCGATGTTCTCAAAATCACCGCCAGAGGCTTCTTTGCCAAACGCTACCAATTTGTCTGTGACAGCTTGTATTGCAGGTGCTAGTTGCGCTACTGTATTGTCTCTAAACCCTCTTAGAAGCGAACCTAGTCGTGTAAAAGAGTCGTTTGCGTCCTCTACTCCCTTAGCCGCTTTAGTTGAAAGTGTTATGCCTAGCGCGTCAGCCTCATCCATCATTTCAGTTAGGGCTTCTTTGCCTAGTCCTAAAGTATTGACAAGCGCAACACCCTCAGAGTCAAACAGCTTCATTGCTAGTCTAACTTTGTCAGCAGGTGTTTTAACCTTTTCAAACGCGCTTGATAACTCTTTCATTTGCTCATCAAGTGGCAGGTTTAGCATTGCCTTAGCGTCTATGTTTAGTTCTCGCAGTGCGCCTTTAGCTTCACCAGTTCCTTTTGCGGCTTCTGCTGTACGTCTTGTGAAACGCTGTAAAGCCATATCCATTGTGCTTGCCGCTACACCTGTAAGGTCTGCCGCATAACGCATCTTGGCTAATGCCTCGGTTGTTACACCAATTTTCCTAGCTGTTTTACCCAATGAATCTGTTGCAGTCATTGAACTTTTTATCATCATTCCGAAACCAGCAACGCCAGCAACGCCAATCAATGCTGTTTTAAGACTTAATACTGAACCCGCTACAGCTTTTATTCCTTTAGCGGCAGAACCTAGACCAGCCTTTGTTTTATCAAAAGCCTTAATTGTTATATTCATTTTCTGATTAGCCATCGGAATCCTTTAATATTGTGAAATATGCCATCCACTCATTAAACTCAGTAATGCTCATATGCTCTACTTCATCTATTGTTTTGTGAAGCCGATCAGCTAAAGAATAAAGGTTCATTCTAAAGTGATCGGTTTTTAGTTTTTTGCTAAAGCATCCTCTGATTCAATATCAGCAAACATTTGGTTGGCAATATCTGATATAACATCAGTCTGCTCGCCCATTAGTTCAATCTTATCGTCAGCCGAAGTAAACAACTTCTCGCCACTAGCATCTTCTGCTTTCATTAAAATCAGATCGACCATAGCAGCGATGGTTGTATTAGTCAGAAAACTAGGGTGCTTCTTCTGTAGTCTGTTAAGGTCATTACAGGTTATAGGTCTGCAATATAACTTAAAGTCACCAGATTCATCACCCCATTCAGGCACTACTACTTCGCGTGTCTGTACTTTCCTTCTTGTGCGTAACTCTTTAGCTAATCCCATAGTTTTATCTCCCCAGATTTATTAAGCTGAACCTTCAGTAATTACACCTGTGCATTGTATCGAAAAACTTGCTTCAATCATGCCATCTGCTGAAGAACTAATTGATCTGCTAGTCATAATTCCAACACCTGTGTATTTTTTGCCTACATTATCGCCAGTAGGTAAAATTTCCCAATCTACTTTTGCAGCATTTGCTGTTCTTATAGCATCATCCGCTTCTGCCTGACCGGGATCAGTTGGGTCAAAATAGCATTCTATTGATACTGTTGCGCTTTTATTACCAGTCAAGTATGAACGATGATAATCGCCCATTACAGTGCTTTCGATAGTGTCTGCTGATTCTTCAATGCTAAAGGAGCGTATTTCGCCAACCACTAGTAAAGTATCAGTACCACCAGTGTCAGTTACTAATTTTACAACTCCGCTATTACCTGTTGCTGTTGCCATTGTAATTACCTCATAAAGTTAAAGTGTACCGCGAGTATATTTATACAGTACGCGGAGAGTTATGATTACCCCACCAATGGGGTCAATCGAACCTTCATCAGTCTCAATGTTGATTATTTGCGTATCCAGTGCGTTTCCGCCTCTGGTTCTATCAACATCGAGCGATTCTTCTATTGCTTCAATTATGTTATTTCTAGCGGTGTCTAATTTTCCGCCTTTAACATAACAAATTAATTCATAATTTATTGTTGCCATTCGTGATGATAGTGTACCACCTATAGTTGTATCTTCTCTATCTTCATCTGAACTTCTAACCAATACTGCTGGAAATTGTGCGCTTGATAGCTTTTCAAAATCAAACTGCTCTCTTGTTGCATATTTGACCGCTACAGGCGTTTCAATATCCTTAATGGTATTAATCAGGTTTTCTGCTATCTGCTCTCTAACGCTCATTTGATGTTCCTAAAGAATACATTTCCTAGTAGTGTTTCTTCTTTCTTGCTAAAGCCGAAAAAAGGTCTAGTTTTGTTATTCATTGCGGCTTTTTTAGCCTCTGTTGCCCTTGTAAAAAAGATATTAGCTTTCTTTTTATCAGCCTTGCTGGTCATAGAGCCTAACATTCTGCCAGTAAATTGCAGATCAACTTTTTTGCCTCTGCCTTTCTTTCTTCTAAACTTAGCGTACTTTTCTGAATAGCCTTTGAATGCGCCACTCTTATAGCCCTTTCCATCTTCGGTTCTATCTTGAATTATGTTGATACCTTCTTGTGCGGTACGCGATAATGCACGTTTTAGGCTCTTATCAACATCTTTTCCTTTTTTTCTTAATGCCGCCCTAACCTTTTTTTCGTTAGTCTTTACTGTAATTTGCATTATCTTGCTAATCTACCAGTATAAAAGGTTTTCTTTTCATCATCCGTAATTGTGGCATTATTATCTGCATCATATTCAACGCCATCACGCAAAATAGAATCTAATTCTTCTGCATATCGTGCTTTATAAAATTCAATCATTGTCTGGAATCTATCGCCATCTGTCCAATTAGTTAATTGTGGCAAGGCATATTTCCATAATACTAAATAAGCTGAACATCGAGTAAATTGCGTTTTGGTCAAATAGGCATTAATTATATCGCCATCAATTTGTTTTCTATTCCACCAGCCTATTCGCAATTCGCGCATTATATCGTTTTCAGCTTTAGCGTGTTCTGTGCTGAATGAGTCAATGCCCAACTCTAATATATCAGGCACTAATGTTATTAAATCTGAATCTGTTGAAAATGCCATTACCATTTCACCTTATCTGACCAGAATGCCGCAGACATTTTGCCTTTGGCTATGTTCTTAGCGTGTCTAGCTTTAAACGCCTTACGCTTTGCTTTATCTGCCGCCGATTCGTTTTTTCTAGGTGGCTTGTTATCTGCCCCCTGCTGACCGAATCTTATCAGCTTAATCTTATCCCCTTCTTTGGCTAATACGGCATGAGACTTAGTCTTGTGACCAGATGTCCGCTTTGGCTTGTTGTAGCCGTTGAACCTTTCGCCCCTATATGTAATCGCCATATTAACCTCAGAAAAAGAATAGCCCCCACCTAAGCAGGGGCATTCGACTTAAAGACCTGCGTCAACGTATAGTTCAACACCGAAGTCATCGTCTAACTCAGCTACACCATATACAGCAGTAGCGTTCAACTCGTTAGCACGTAGTGATGCGTCACGTTGTACTTCTAAGTTGAAATCAGACTTAAGAGCGATTGCAAGAGCTTCAGGAGCAAATACTGCACCTTTAGAATCACCAGAACCGTCTACAGCAACATTAGCTGACTCATATACATCGATACCAGCAATAGAACCAACGTAGCCATTACGCATAGCTTCGTTTTGTAAGTCGCCACCATTAGGGTTAGCAAATGTGTTAGTAAGGTTAGCTTTTAAGTTGTAAGCCGCTAATGGGTTTAGAACACAAGCCATTGAGCCAGTCACTTTGTTGTTACGCAAAGTTGCCGCCGCTTTAAACAAGTGTGCAACAGTTAGTTCTTCAGTAGTTGCACCGAAAGAAGTGCTGAAGCCGTCAAACAAAGCAATTAGGTCTTTATCAATCTTGGTAGCAATAGCATTACCAAGAACTGTGCCTAACTCGTCTGCTGGATTGCCAGCACCCATAGCCGCTAGATCAGTAAGAACAACTTGTGCGCCTACTTCGCCAACAGTTACAGAAACAGATGTAGTATTAACGCGAGTTGAACTCATGTCAGTACCTTCTGTTAAATTTGCCGCCGCAATTGCTGGATACTTAGGCACTTGGATTGTTTTACCAGCTACGTTACCAATGTTGTATTGAGTAACTAGACCTAGCATTAGTGATTGCTCTTCGGCTGTAAAACGCGCTTGAGCAATAATATTGGTGAACAAATCCGATAGATTGTTCTCATTGCCAGCACCACCGCCAGCATCATGTACTGCACTACCTGTAAAACTCATAATAATAACCTCAAAAAATAGAAAGAATAAAATTTAAAATTAGGTCTTTCTTTTCGTAGCGGCATAGGCTTCTTTGCCACCGCTATTCCAATTCTCGACCATCCATTCCACCGATTGAGGCTTCGGAGTTGAGCCACCTGCGCTACCCAAGCTACCTGCACCGCCTTGTGAGGCACGTACAAAGTGTGGGTTTACAGTCAAAAATTCTGTAACCATCTCATCGACAGATAACAGATCACCTTTATCATTGTAACGCGGAGTTCCGTTAGAATCCACAATCTCGACTGCCCCATCTTCATTTAGTCGAGTATTACTTTTTAATAAGGCTGTTACTTGTGCTGTATCAACTGCATTATTTCGACTAGCCGCACTGGTTAATTGTCCATCAATCAACGTCTCTTGCAACCTGCTTTTATAGCTGTTGATAACTGCATCTTTCTTTTCGACAGTTTGCTTTAAGATAGAATCAAACTCTCCGCGCTGTTTTTGTTGCTCAATCTCAGCTTGTTCCTTTTGAGTAAGTAACTCTTTGGCTTCATCTAAGTTGATGCCACCTAGCTTCTTATCAAACTTGCGCTGTTCTCTAGCAATCCGATCAGCAACGATTCGGTCTAGTTCTTCTTGTGAAAATGTCTTTGCCTGAGTTTCTACTGCTGCTGTCTCAGTTTCAGCTTCTACGGTTTCCATGATTTCATCGCTCATGTTACGAACCTCACTAGGAGTAGTTGGTGAATTAATAGCTTAACACATTATTTCTTAGTTTTGCGTTTCTTCTTTTTAGGTCTACCGACCTTGCTTCCGTATGTACCTTTACCTTGTGGCATTGTCTTTACCTCTTAGTCAAAAACTGGTCTAAATCTATGGCGGCAGTTATAGCCACCTGCACTCACAAAAGCATTGCTACTGCTTTTACCAGACCACTCTCCTTGCCATATCTCGTTGATCTCATCTATCGTGTACGTCTTATTAACGTGCTTACGGCAAAACGATCTAGTCTTACTGTCATCAGAGCCTCTGTACTTAAACTTCTCTGCTCCTGAGTCTAACGCTATCTTAGTATTCACTGTGCGATCAAACTGAGTCAAAGCATCATGCACCTGCTGGCTTGCATATCGAGACATATCCTTACCGACTACATCTTTGACTGCGGCAACACTCTGTGCAAACGTAGTGCCTGTAAGAGTGCTTTCATATACCTGCTTAGCAATAACATCAAGATACTCTGTGCCAATGTCCTCAAAGCCCTGAAACGTCAACTGCTGTAACTGGCTTACAACCGACTGATCTAAGTTGACTATATCGCCATACTCTCTGAGCATATCTGCTGCACCAACAGCAACATCATCATACTCTCTAATGATGCCATCAACTGTACCTAAGTATTCTTCATCAATCATTTGTCTTAGCTGTGTGCGAGTATTTAACGCCCACTCTAAATCAAACAACTGACCATCCCTTATCGGTGCAGTAGCCATTAGATCGCTTACGCGCTCTTCTAAGACGTTTAAGGCAGAAGCTAAACGCTCTTCATGCCTGTCTGCTAATCGGTCTAAGATCGCAAAATGATCGGTATCTGAAGCCATTAGACTTGCTCTGTACTACCGCCATCTTCACGCGGCTCGATAAGAACATCACCACCAGCCACATCTTCCAGACCAATCTTCTCTCTAACCTCGTTAGGAGTAACAACACCAGCATCAATGTGGTAGCTGTAAATCTGCGTTTTCTCTGAGAAGTCGCCAACAGTCTGTGTGGTAGTCTCAATCTCGTTATGTGCCTTAGCTAGCATATCGTCATCAAGCACTAGATCAGCAATCTTTTTGTCGATCTCTTGTGCAAGGGTAACAGACTTAACGCCAGTGGCTCGCATCTGCTGTAGGAATATTAACTCTTTGTCGTAGTCTCTTAGGTCAAACGCATCAGGATAGAATACTTCTACGTCATTAGACACTTGTTGCCACTGACAGAACAAATCAAATATCTGCTCCTCTGCTAACTCTAATATATCTGCTTTCTCAGATAGTTTAGCATTAAGCATTTGGAACTCTGTTTGCATTGCTACGCCAGACTGCGTCATTGCCTCTGTGCCTCTTACCGCACCCATGTGTGACATTCTGTTTATAGATTCTATCTTGTCAGTTATTGATGCTCTTACAGCGTCTAAATTAGCACCGCTAGGTTGCATTTGATAAGGCTTTAGTTGTCCATCCATATCATCAGGTAGATTAATGATAGCACCAGCACCAGCAGTTGCATCTGTTTCAAATGTTTTAACCAATGTCGGGTGGTTACTAATTCGAATTAACTGCTCTACTTCTGACAGTTCTTGATAAATGGCACGTTGCATTTCTGAAACATCCGCTATGTCAGATATTCCTATACCGCGCAGTATTGATCTATTAGCTGGCAAGAATATAGCAGGTATTTTACCTATCTTGTTATCAATGGTTTCTAGCTTTTCATCTGTATCATTTGTAGTTCGCCAGTATTCAATTGTATCTTCTCGCCATACTCTCCAATATACAACTGTTTCTGTATCATTTACGCGATCTATAGATTCTCTAACTTTTAAATAGGTTAATCTAAACTTACCACTCGCACTGCGCTCATATTTCCAGTCAAACACATTCTCTGGAGTTAGCAGTGTCATATATGGGCGTATTTCTTGATCTAATTCTTCTGCTCTGGTGTTAGCGTTAGATTGGGGCTTATCAACCATTAGCCAAACATGACCATATACGCTTGACCAAACTTGGGCTTGCCTCATAAACGCATTAAAGGTTCTGCCGTCTAAATCAGCATCCTTCATAAATGGCTCTAACGCCGCATCATTTTGCAGGGTATTAAATGCTCTGGTAGGCGCAACTCGCCATAAAAAGCTAGAATAGATATGCACTATATTTTTACAGTGGTTATCAATCGGCGTTAAATCCAGTCTCCTAGAATACTCATCTTTGGTTTCTGAAACGTAGCTTGTTAGGTATTTCCCATCCTTGTAATCATCGCCGCCCATGTAGCTTCGCAGATAAAACTCCCATCTGTGCTTGTATGCGTCATAGTCGGGGTGTGTATATGTAATCTCGGTCATTAAGTCCACCTAGTCGGTTGGTCGGTGTTATATTCTGTTCTAATTGGAAACAGGTATTCTACTAGGTAGCCAAGAGCGTCATTCATGTGGTCAAAGCCATCTTTGTTTGGAATACTTGTGCCTTCTTTATATGTTTGTCTTTCTAAACTCTTAACAGTTTGTTTGCACTTAGGGCTTACAAACAAATGCCTCTTACCATCACCTGACAGTAAACGACTATTAACCGCATTGATTCTATCCCTGACCAATGGGTGAGCCTTCTTTGCCTTAACGCTAAATCCTGCGTTTTGTAAGATCGACAAATCAGTCCGACCACCAGCACTTGTTTTGCGCTGTCTTGATGCTGGATCAGGGTAGATAATGATATTGCGATTAGGATAACGATCCTTTATCTCAGCAACAACCTCATCTGTATTTGATCCATATAGAACTAATTCATCAATTACCTGTAAGTCTTGCCCATGCCGTAAGCATACAACAGCACTCATAGGATCAATATTAAAGTCCATACCAATGTGTAGTGTACCACCATTATCGTCTAAGTTGATAACTGATAGTTCTCTACTAAACGCATAATATATTAAACCGCTGTAAGTGACAAATTCTGCACAATATTCTTGCTTAAATGTGCGCTCATCTAGATCACTTCTAGCTTGTTCTATCTCTTCTTGTGGTACGTTGCCGCCATCTAGCGTTGTGTACTGAAAGCTATCCCATCCTTCTGCGCCATCTAAGCCTGATGCCCATATATCGTAGAAATGGTTTCTACCTTTAGGTGTACCAATAAACAGTGCATGACCTTGCCTATCTGATAGAGATGGTCTTAAAACCTCATACCATGCCTCTGGTCTCATATCTGCAAATTCATCTAGCACAACAAAGTCTAACGCCCTGCCTCGTAAGTTGTTTGGCTTCTCAGCACCTTTAAGGCTTATTACTGATCCGTTAATTAACCTAATAGTTAAAGATGTTTCATTAGTCTTTTGTATGTACTCTTCTGGTATTGTCTGTATGAGCATATCCCACGCAATCTCCTTACTCGCCCCATATGTGGGAGCAACATACCAGCAGTTTTTATTAGCACCCCCAATAGCGGCTCTTAGAATCTCCCCTGTTGAGAGAAACGTCTTGCCGAATCGCCTACCTGCTACTACCGCCCTAAACCTAGAGGGTGAGCAAAATATCTCACTCTGCGGCTTTGTTAATTGCATCAGGGTGAACAGTTATATTGATAGGGGGTATCTCTTTAATTGGCTCTATGTACTGCTCTCCCCAATTAACGCGATCTCTAGTCTTTAAGTAAAATATCATAGCAGTATTGTCGCCATTAACAGCTTTTTCATACAGGGCATTAGTCACTTGATCCATTCCAATGCTTCGACCCCTTTTTATAGACTCCATTAACTCTAAATACTCTGACTGCTTGTTGTATAAGGTCGATTCAGCAACCCCCAAGCAATCAGCTATTTGAGATACAGTTAATCCCCTAGATGCCATGTCTTTGGCTCTAGCGCATATATCTGCATCAGGTATCCACTTGGGTCTGCCCATTTACATATCCGCTCCAAACGCCTCTCGGACGTTCATAATAGGGTTTTTTAAGATTATTTCGTTTTCTTCTGGCGGCAGGTTGTTATGTCTGCTGTCTACTGCGTCTTTCCAGTATATCAAAGCAGTTTTTATTTGATGCCCTGCGCTTGGGTTATCTATTAGACTCTGTGTGATTTCATCTAGCTTAGACAACAGATCAAACCATCCGTTCTCCTCGCACTCAGATACTCGCATACTTAGACCTAAGTTAATCATAGTTACACCTTGCCTATGGCATTAGTTTCTATGACTTATAATCATATAGTATGTTAATCGGTCAATCAATTAGTTTCTTCGTGCCGCGTGATGTGTTGGTTTCTGCCTTTTAGATCGTCATAGGCGATTAGCGCAAGCGCAATGATTGCGAATATAAGAATGGTTTTCATTAGATGCCTCAGTGGTTAAGGCGAGATTATAGAGAGTGTTACAGGTTGCTACTACTGCTATTTAATTATATTAGTTATGCGCTTTAGTAATGGTTCGTTTCGTAGCACCAGTGAACCAAGCTGGCTAATCAGGTGGGAGTAACACCTTGCTACTTAGGACTACACTATGAAATTTGTGCAAATACCATTACGGCAACTATTGCGATAAATAGAATCTTGCCGCGTTTATGACCTTTAAAATCCGACTCTAGCCATTCTACTCCGCTAGAAATGTAGCCTTTGATCTTAGTTTTTAACAATGCCATATCTGCCATGTTGTTTGCCTCTTTAATTGATATTTTAGCTTTCTTTTGCTTTGTCATCTTTTCCCCCTGTCAGTTGTATAATACCATCAAATCCCATTTGCTCAACCCACCTGTCAAATGCTGTTCTTTCTTCTTTGTCAAACTCATTCTCTAACTGTGGATAGCTGTCTCGCAGGTTTTCCCATTTTTTTGTTAAGTCAGTCATTAACAATTTCCCCTTACTTCGCTTAAATAAATACCTGCCTCACGTTGCATCTCGCCATCATACTGCGCTTTTTGCTCAAAGACAGCATCCTCTATGTCGCCTTCTAGGTACAGGTAGATAAGGCTTCTAAACTCATCTGCAAAGTTACCTAAGTTGACTATAGTGTCTAGGTATAAGTCACCTGCACAAGTCCACCAAAGGTCATCCCTGTCATCAGAATCGCTATCTTCAGCCATTGCAACAAACAGATTAGTTACTATTCTGCTTGCAACTGGTGTTTTGCCAAACAGCATTTCTGTGGCTATATCGCCTACGCTACGACTTATGCTTGCAGGGTAGATATCGTCATACCATGACTTGTGCGTTTTTAGCCATAGGTAGACTGCCCTGTCTGTTGCTTCATCTGGCAAGTCTAACAGCCTAGCATCTTCCTTGTTTAAAGTGTCGTAGTGCAAATCTATCAAATCGGAATAATCGGTTAGCATGATACAGCCCCCCTGATGCAGTCTTGATAATCCATAGTTGAAACAAAAGCATACATAGCAAATAAAACTACTGCGGCAACTAAGCCTTTGATGCTGTCGCTGTCCATGCGTTCCTCTTTGTTATAGTCCATATAAGTTCTTTGATATAAGTCGTTCATTTTTGTTACCTCTGTTTGATTAGTTGCCCCCTTTCGAGGGCAGTTTGATTATGACTCTAAATTTTTATCTACTTTGTCCATTAGCCACATTATTGTATATGAATTATACTCAGCTGCTTTTAGGGCTTTGATACAGTCGTATCTAGTAAGACCTCTTCTTAGCATACTGTTCATTTTATTAACAATTAGCTGTGTTGCGAATGAATCTTTCATGTTATTGCTCTCTGTATTTGATTAATGTATAACTATTATTATACAGATATTTATAAAAGTAAAGCCTTTTATTAACTTTTTTTAATATTCTCCAATTCTGTACTCTTCATCCCTGATTTTTTCCTTTAATTCCTTTTGAAATTCTATAACTTCTTGCCTGTCAAACTTAGGTGCTGGTCGCCATGCTAGTTTTTGCATTGCCCTGATTCGTCTAGCACCATACATATCTTCCATATAGATGCGGTAGGCTTCTTGTATCTTAGTTGTTTTCATACCCCACTGGTTACAAGCTGGGCATTGAGGGTGAATGTTTTCTTCAAACAACTTAAAGACTGTATGCCGCCTGCTGTAAAAATGACCGCCTTGCATTGACTTATAATGGTCAACCTTGCCGCAAGTAACGCAGGTGCAATACCCATTATCATCTGCCGCTTTTATTCTTACATATCTTTGCAACAGCTTGGCGGCTTTCTCTACCTCTTGTGCAACAGTTAGTTTCTTTCTCTTAGCCATTCATTCCTCATTGCTCTTAACAAGTATAATGGGCTGTGTACCAACTCCCAGATCACAAAGAGGGCAAACACCATAAGCCACAAGATCGCTAGAAGTCCACAACTCGAGACCACCACCGCAAGTTGAACAAAATTCTTTATTAACTGTAATATGCTTTTCATTATCATTATCGCCACCATCAGGAAATTTTATAACTTTGCTCATTTAACAGCATCGACATTAATTTTTACTCTTGAATCTTCACCATATTGCTTGTGATAAACAATAGCCGTCATAGATCGCTCTGCACCAAAGCCCGAATCACTATGCCATTGATCGGTGGAACACAAAGCACCCCAATGGCTAAACTGCATACTTCCTACCTCTCTGCTCATGTGGTGGTGTATATGCCCCAAATGGCAGTAGCGGTTCTTACATTGCGACCATTCATCATCTAGGTTAGTTATTACCGCCTGTAGAATTTGCTCATGTTTAATTCTATCGCCATGATGATAGACAAATAGGTTGTTTTCCCATTCCCAGTGTAGGAATTTTGAGTAGTTTTTAAGCACATCTACTCTTGGTTCTTTGTCGTATAGTAACTCTAGGCAACTAGACAAGTGGCAAGCCATATCTGAATCATGGTTGCCTCTAACATTGATAACAACAACTTCCTGATGTGTCTCTAGCATCTTATCTATAAGCAACTGAAACAACCGACCTGCTAGTTTAAACGTCTTTCCAATTCGTGTATCAACATCTACTGGCGTTCCCGCTGTAGTAGTATTGGCACTAGAGTCAGCGTGAAAAAAATCACCTACGTTTACTAAAACACCTGTATGAGCGTTACCAACTCTCTTTGCTAGTCGATCAACAGCATTGCCTAGAATCTTTGTTGCTATTTTTACATCCCAATCATCGTCATCTAGCTTAGTATCGGAGTCAGCAAGCATACCAAAATGGTGATCGCCTATCAGATACATAGCGCAATAGTCGCTGTCTACCTCTTTAGGGGGCTTCTGTGGCTTTTTAAGCCCTGTTATGTCATCGACTAACCCATCCAGTAAGGCTTCGATTTTTGCTCGCATATCGCGTTTAAGTGGTTCTTGGATAACCCATTGCAAGGCAACTGAACCATCGTCTTTATATGCGGTGGAAATGCGTTTGGCTTCAAAGCCTTCTGCGGTTTGTCTGGTCAAATCTCGGTGGGGTGCAACTCCGACTGATGCGGCTTTTGCTTCTACTAATTTTATTCCGCGATCAACTGCCCTGCGGCTCACGCCTAATTTCTTTGCGGCTTTTGTGTGTGATCCACATTCTATTGTGGCTTCTAGGTATTCTCTTTGTCTATCAGTTATTGGTATGTCTAACTCTAACAGTGTTCTTGGGTCTATCTTGTCCATCCCTAATTCTCCTGTTGTTTTAGCAACTCCGCATATTCGCTTTCTTTTGGAATTGTTAGGTTTATCCCCTGCTCTCTTGCCCAATGATAGCACTGATCCATAAAATGCACCATATCACCCTTATTTAGATCAGAACTGCGCTTAACTTGCCCTTTAATCTCTGTCTTACTAATCTGGAAATTATCTGTACCTATAAACCTGCGCTTTAACCATAGCTTCCATGCTTCCAGAGCATCACCCTCTGTAACCTTAAAGCCTTTCTTCTCCATGCCTTTTGCTATCTCTCTGCACCACATATGCAATAAGGCGTTTTGGTTAAGGCTTCTTGGGCTTTGATATGGCTCTAACTTAACCGCAAGAGGCTGACTAAAGTCCCAGCCCATCATGTTGTCAATTAGGTACTTAGCTTTTTTCTCTACATCTTGCTTGTTATTAAACTTCACAAACGCCCCCTCAGTCATAAACTTTTGCTTAACCAAACCTGACTAACTTTTTCAAAATAGGTTTCATGCCTTGACTCAGTTAAATCAGGCTTGTTTTTCCACTTGTTTGGAATCTTATGTGCATTCAATGGGACTAGTTCTTTATCAGTGATGTATTTTTTATTGTGCGCTCTACTGACAAAGCACCTATAACTTACACCCGCAACTTCTGCAAATTCTTTATATGTGTATTTTTCACCATTAACTAAACTATTGTTTGTGCCTCGATATTCAATTTTTCTAATATTACCCATTATGCCCTCTCAATAATTATGTCGTCATACCCTTGCTCAATCCAAGAGTCAGCAAAATCCTGTGCATCTTCTCTGTAATCAAAAAAGTACGGCGTACTTCCTACCCAGACAATCCACTTAGATTCTTTCACTAATCTATCTCCGTAGCATATTCAATAGTTGCTTCCATATAATCTTCTTCGCAAAATTGTGTTCCATTCCAGCAAAGCATATCTAAAACATCTTGTTCAGCGGTTTCTTTTTCTTTAGATTCAATATCGACAAAACCATAACTTTTGTATTCGTAATATATTCTATGCTTCATGTCTTTCACCCCCATCAAAGTAAAAGCCTTTGGTTCTAAGATAAAATTGTTTAGCTTCTAACTTAGCACCTTCGTGTTGTATCCAACTAACATCTGCCAGCTTATCTTCAATGCTTATAGCTTTTGAACTAGTTGTTCTAGCCCTTGCCTGTGGTGAGCCGCCTTTGTCTTGCGCTCTAGCCAGCCAAGAGTTGATAAACCGCTTAATTCCTTTAGGTGTTTTTCTTCTAGTAGGGTTAGCATCTAGCCATGATTCCATAGCGGCTAATTCTTGATGCACATCTACTGCCTTATATATTTTCTGCCAAGCGATAACATCCTTGTCATCAGCTATATAGGTAGAACCATTATTGAGTAACATTTTTATCACCTAAACTGTATTCAACAATATTGCATTTTTCATTCCATCTATTTTTTACTGTAATCCTTTTTTTGCTTATAGATATTCCATCTGCCAGCATTTCCGATATTCTCGCAGATAGTCGATAAATACCTAAATCTAACATAGCCTCTCTAGCAGTGATGAATTTATTTTCTAAAAGATAATTATGTATTCTTTGATGTTGTGTCATTTTAGTCTCCTATGGCTCGGACTAGCCTCGCCTGTTATGTTATTAAATGTATATTTAAATATATATTTTTCAGATAAGTTTCACCCTTTAACCTGTCGCAGTTAAATTTTTAGATCAAAGGGCTTGCGCTACTCTGCGGTTATTTCGTTATCGTATCGAATATCTAATCTATCCGTCAGCAGAAACCGATCTGCTTCAGGGGCTATGTCAAGAGGGTCAACTTCGCTCTGGCGTTTGATTTAAGAGATTCGCCAGCCTCTAGCCCGATAACTAGGCGTGTAAAGAAAGGGGATTAAAATACATTACTAGACGTTAAAGTAATGTGTTAGACTATCCTTTCTGTATCCGCACATACAGTATTGCAATAATACTTGCACTTGTAAAGCCCCCTTTATAGGGGGTTTTATTTTATAGGGTAATAAAATCGTCTAATTTGTAATCTAAAGCTGTGCAAATCTTCACTGCTGTATCTAACCTGCAATTCTTTTTATTACGCCATATATTAATCTGTTGCCTGTGAACGCCTAAACTCCTAGCTAAATCGCTACTGTTAATGTTTTTAGTCTCTTGCGCTCTCTTTAACGACTTTCCAAAATCTATCATTTAATTCTCCTATGTGTTAAATTGGTCGGGATGGTTTCCCCGCCATCACTCCTATGGTTTACCCACCCCTTCGGGGGTGGGGTTTTTAAGCTAAAAAGGAATGTCATCATCTAGCAATTCAGCTTCCTGCAATACTTTTCCAACCTTCTGTGTAGTCTCATACTGTGATGAACCTGCTGGCGAACTAGTGTCAGTGTAGAACACTTTGACATTGCCCAGTATTGGCGTTTTCTGACCTGCTTCTCGTTCTTCTTTAGTCTGGCTCTGGCTAACAAAGCCATTGTTTTCGTATTGGTCTTGGTTAGTAGTATCTACAAAGGTTGTCAGGTCTAAATAAGTACCTTTAGCACCTTTATATAATCTTTCTTTGTCGATCTTTGTTACATCTAGTCTTACGTTAATACCTACTTTCATCATCTTCTCCTATTGGGCTTGTCTAAATTCAGGGGTTTTCATTATGGCGCGTTCTTTTGTGCTAAACACCCCACCTTTGCTTGGTGCTTTCCATAGCAGTTGTTTCTCAGTATCGCTTAATTCTTTCCATGCTTCGTTTGCTGTTGAGTAATCATCCATTGCAATGCCGTCTTTAATAGCTTTGACGCTAGGCAAAAGATCAACAATCATATCTTGGTATTCTTGAGTTTTAGTCTGTTCTGATCTAAGCATTGCAGATTCTGCATCATCGTCTGCTGTCGGTATACCTGCGATAGACTGTAGTGCATATCTTCGCGCATAAGTGATAGCTGAACCTGC